GAAAGTTTTTTGGCAATTTTTCTGCCATTTACTGTTTCAAAATTTTTAGAATCAGGATCGTCTGGAAAAAATAAAGACCGATCACTTTCTTCAATATTTCTTCTTAAATTAGCTCTACCTAACGCTTTAAGTTCAGACTCGTAAAATCTAGAAATTTGCTTTGTGAATTTTGCAACAAAACCGACATCAGCTTTTGCTGATTCCTGTTCAATTTTGTTATTTAGGATCATTAAAAACTTTTCTCGACCTCCTGGTTTTGCGTAAAACTCAGCAATCAATCCAATTGATTCGCTTGGCAAATCTTTCTTTTGTTCAAATAGGCCTCTTTCTCCTTCCGCTTTAGCTTTTGCAACAATTTTACTGGCTTGGAATAGCATTGCTTTGCCATCGCCGTCCATCAAGCTATTGTAGCCTTTAACAAATGATTCTTCAGCAAGAGCGCTAACGCTTCTTCTTTCTTTTAGTTTTTTGTTGAAAGCCTCAACATCATTTGCAATGAAAGAATTAATTCCCATTGCATAAGAATCGGTGGCAACTTTTTGAGTATTAATTGTGCTTGCCACCCATTGTTTTGCAGACGATACAAAAACGTCATTATCTGGATCATCTATTCCTAATAGGCCCTTTGCTATCCTAGCTTGATTTACATCATTAGGTTCTCCAGAAATCTCACTAACAAATAATTTTCTTCTAAAGTTATTCCTTACTGCCTCTTGGCCACCTTCGCCAGTTAGCTTTAATACTTCGTCATATTTGCTTTTAAGTCCTCTTTGTTCTAGCTCTGACTCAAAACCATCATCAGAAAAAAGCCTATTCCATTTAGGAATGTTTTTAGCAAAATTTAATTCCCTTCGTTCAGTGCTTGCATATTTTTGAGACGCAAACGGCTGAACACCTCTTGATTCATTCCAAGTTTTATAAAGACCTAAAGCGTCTCTAAGCTCTATTTTTTTATCCTCAACAGCCTGATTAAATGGAGCTTTTGGATTATCTAATAGCTTAAACTGCTCAACCCAGCCCATGGCTGACCTATCGGCCAAAACAGGGTCAATGTCTTTATTTTTGAAGAAACTATCAGCCTCTTTAGGCGAAGTTGGCAAATCAATAATCATTTTGGTAAAAGTGTGTTTCCTGCTCCCTCTAAAATTGAATCCAACCTTTTGCTGTAATCCAATTCTTCCTCTATAATATCTTGCGTCATGGCATCAATAGCTTGATTCATAAACTCTTTTCTTATTTGATCTGGTGTAGCATTTCTACCTTCGTCTGTCTTTGCCCATTCCTTCATTGACATTTCAGTAAGCTCTCTAGCAGCTTGCACTTCTAAAGCTTTTTGGGGGCTAAGTTGATCTTCGTTTCTTCTCGGTTTACCAAACCCTCCTGCTGCATCCCAAGCTGAAACCATTTTTTCAATTTTCTGATCAATATCTTCAGCTTTTGAAAGTTTTAAATTACCATCACTCCATTTAGTAGGATCAAGAGCATATATCCTAGACCTTAATCCTCCTACTCCTTCTCTTTTGCCCATAGCATAAACTTCAGCAGCTATATTATGATGCTTTTTCCCGTATTCGTCGCGAGATATTTTTCCTTTTGAATACTGATCATGCAAATCATTTAAGGTGTCAGTTATTTTTCTTTTTTCTTCATAGCTAACTGGCTTAGAGTTTTCCCAATTTGCCAAAACCTTTTTTGCCATTCGACTGGAAACATTTGGAGCAGCTTCTAAGTTTTTAACTAAATCGTTTTTAGTTTTAATCACTCCAATAGCTATAGCTCCTGATATTCTATCAATATCATTAGATTCTAATTCTGCTTTGCGTGTTTCTGCTTTTCTTTTGTAAGAAATTCTGTCAGATTTAGATAACAAAGGTAAATCATTTTCAAAATAGTCTGAATTACCAGAGACTACTTGATCTTCGTATTCAGCTATTCTTTCTTGTTCTTGAATTTTCAAAAGACCAGCTTCAACTTCATCGTTTCTTAATCCTAGATCTAATGCAGACTCTTCAAGATTTTTTGCCGCACCCTCAAAATCTCTATTTTGCAATAATGTAGTTTGCCTATTCTGAAATTCACCAGATAAAATTTGCACTTGAGCAAGCTGTGCGTCTCTAGCTACTCCCTGTAGCATTTTAGATTCATAATTTGCAATTCTCATTCTTATTGCGTCTAGGGCTTCTGGCGCTAAGTTTTTTTCAGAAAGGCCCTGAATGAAATTATCAGAAGCTTCTTTTGTTTGATCAATCCAACTTGCCGGATTATTAACATCTAACTTTTGGTGATGGCTAGCCATGTGCCTTCCGTAAGCACTTTCATTATTAAGAATATCAAGTTTGTTTTGCCTATCTAGTATTTTAATTTTGGCATTTAAAACCTCTTCCCCAATTGTTCCAACAGCTTGTGCTATTGCTTGCAAGCCAGAAGTAGAAGGCACTCCAATTCTAATGCCTGCCGCTTGCTCTGGAGGCACTGCTGGCCCCGTTAAATTTGGTAACTGTGGCATATCTTAATTTCCTTGCTGTGGTGTTTTGTTTTGCAAATCGTATGCTCTTCCCGCAATGCTAGCAGCCCCTTGAACAAGTTGAGCCATTGAGGTTAGGTTTGCGTTAGCTTTTGCTACTTTGCCCTGGTAAATCTGCATTTGAGCTTCGTTTCTTCTAGCTCTGTCTCTCAGTTCGGATTGCCTTGCCTCGTCTAAAATTTGCATTTCAAGCCTAGACGTAGCCTCTTCAAAATAATCTGCACTAGATCCCTGCGTGGTATCAATGCCAGACTCCTGCATCCTAAGTCTGATTGCTGACAAAGCCCGATCATTCTCAGTCCTTTTCCGAGCCATGCTCTCAAGCGCAGTTTCTGACTCCTGCCTTGCTTGCTGCTTAATAACCCTTGCATTATACCTAGCAGACTGCATTGCCATCTGCCCTTGCTGGTACGATGCGCCGGCTTTCATTGCAGTGCTTGTGGCCATAAGAGCCATTGATATTGGATCTAATCCCATAATCTTATATTGTTTGAATCATTTGCGCCATAGGAGGCCCGACTTGAGTGAAACCAGAGCGAGAACACTCCCTGACCATCCCCTTGGACTCAACAAATGCGATCAGCTTGTTGACTCCTTCTGCTTTTGCTATTTTTTTAAGCTCTTTAAATAGAGTGTCAGCAATCTTTCTTGACTTTGCTACAGTCGAATCAGGACTAATAACCATAGCCTCAATAAACCCAAGCACCCCTGTAACATACAAGAAACACGCTCCAACGGGCCTAGAATCGCTTTCTGCCACCAACCCAATGCCAGATTCCAGATCGGACTGCGGAGCCTTTAGGGCATTGTGTGAGTCCCACCATTGGCAAAGCAAGGAATAGTCGTCCAAGGCATAGGGCCTTAATGTTAGCTGGTCTTCTCCCATTTAGTAATAATGTTACGGATAAATACTCCAAAAGGAATGTTTGCCTGGTAAAAAACATTTCCGTCAAACGATCTTGGCAGGGTGTTTCTTATTTCTAATTTCCCGCTATAAAGCTCAGGAGAAGACCCAAGTGGCGCATCTGCTTGTCTAGGAGTCAACTCATTTGGCTCCTTAGTGTCATCCGGCGAGTCTTTTGTCTGCAACCCAAGTGAGTTCACAACGTCAATTGTGATCTCTTTAACTCGCTTTTTGTCTCCAGATGTTGTTCCTGACGCTGTAATGCCCTCTAACGGCATCTGCCACAGTTTAGCCTCAATTGGCAATCCATAGGTTACCTTGTTGCTAGCTGGGATTGTAATTGAGTTCTCAACCACCTCAAATTCACCTAGGTAATCCCCGTCTCCTAAAACTTGTATCGTCTTCCCTGAAAGATGATTTAATCCTGTAACCGTTGTAATATTAGTGCCGGTGATTGTAGTTCCGCAATCGACATAGAACATATCGTCTTGTATGCCATCATCTTGGATTCTAATTTGGTCGTTCTTTAATCTTTCAATGTATCGCTTAGTGTCTCCTTCAATTGTTCTTTTAACAACAAAATAAACTTCGTCCTCCTCTCCAGTAGCTGGCAAAATAGCAATAGACTCAATTGCCCCTCCTTGCGTTTTAAGGCGATACCAGCCCATTTTCTCCACTTCTGGATCAAACACTAAACACGCGGCAATACCGTCTCCTGTGACGGCGTAGAGCGTAGAAACACGGTTTAACTGAAACGCCATCTGCTTGACGCCACCTCTAGTTACGTGTTCAGCCTCTCTGGTCATATCAGCAGCAGCGTAAACGCCACGCTCATAATCGTTTGTTAGACCCCTGATGATCCTGCCTCCTAGCTGGACGTAAAACGTAAAGTCATCAACCTCCACCGGCTCTAGGTCAGCAGCGCCGCGACCGGCTTGTCTTGCCGAGCTGTTCTTACCTGGCGCTAGAATAGACGAGCCGTCTTCACCGGTTAAGTTTCTTATCTGCGAGGATAGCCCTAGAAGCGTCTTTGACTGCTCAGACACCCATTGTATCGGATCTTGGTTGCCGGTCCTTAGAACGTCTTTAAATGGCTGCGAGTCTTCTTGTATGCCGCGCTTAAAGTTATCCCATTTATCTACTTCGCTTCCCCAGATAGCTTGGTTGTCCGCCTTAGTAGAAGCAAAACAAAGCCGGTTGTTTTTAAAGAACACCTGCTTAGGATACTTTTTTCTAGGATTCCATTCATTCTCAGCCCAAAGACTTGTAGCATCAGTGCTGAACAAAGGTTTTGTGGCAACAACAGTAGCAGTTGCGGCATTGTTTCCTGTATTAACAGAGTTAATCAACACTTCCCCAGATATTTCTGTCTCTGCAATAGTAAAGGTAACAGGGTCTCTTTCGCTGTTCCCACTAAAAAGAACAAGCCTTAACCAAACAGGATTTTCTGTTTCATCTCCTTCTCTTGTGTAATTGTCAGACCCATTATCAGAAACCAATGAATGCCTTGTCGTCCAAGTAGTTTGATTGTCATAAGACTCTTGTAAAACCCACTCATTGTTCCAATTACCTTCAGTTCTCAGACTCCAAGCTCCTCTTACATAATAGTTAATAGAGTTATTGTTTTTGTCTTTTGCAATAATCCCAGCTTCAAAGTTAGAAGGATAATTTCCAATAGGATCATTGCTTGGATTATTTTGCCCGTTGTAAGCAGAAATACACAAATAGTAATCTAAAGCGCCTCCAGTTTGGTCTAAAATAATTGTTCCTTGAGAGTATGAACTTGTTGAATCCCAACCAACAGGGCTACCATTAGTTCTGTCAGCAGTAGTTTCATAAACTTCTCTCGCTTTTAAATGAGTTATCTCAAAAGAGCTTCCCACCATTTCAGACACAAATAAAGGAGCAGATGAAGTAAGCGTTACCGAGCTAGTTGTCCCAGAGGGTGTAATTGTTGTCGTTGTTAAATTCTGATCTTCAAACGGCTGGTTCTCAAACTCAAGCAGCGCAAAATCAAACGTGGTGTCAGATGTTCTGGTTAGCTTATAAGGAGCATGATTAGGTGAGGCGATATAGACGATGTCGTTTGTCGATGTCATTCTCAGGCTAAACACATCATCCTCAGTGTAGGGAGTTGTTTTAAAGTAAGGATTACTCCCAGTATCTGTTATCAATGACCCATTTCTCCAGAACCTTAAAACATTATGGCCAAACTCAAGAAGGTAGGACTCTTCGTTAGAAAACGTAAAGCTCTCAAGCCGAGTTTTCTTTGATGAGTCTTGGACCTCGCCAATGTATTCAGTTCCAGGTCGCTTTCTCGCGCCGCCAGGTATGGTCGGAGCAAAGTTCTCCATCGTTCTTAGCGATGTAGCGTATCGTGACAGCTCTACACGGCCAAGCATGAGCGGAGACCACTCACCATTAAAGTTAGACTGCAAAAACTCAGGCATTGTATCTTCCGCTTTCGGCGTGGTTTTCTTCAGATCTTTGGAGGAAATCAGAGTTTTCTCCTGATCGTGACTGTCTTGCATCGCTTAGCCATGCGTCCTTGATGGCGTTATCAGCCAAATTATAAAGCTCACCAAAAAGCCGAGATTCTCCGAGCGGGATAGCTATTTTAGAGGCAAGTTTAATCGCCAAAGCTTTAATCATCAAAGGAGAAAGGTCTGAAGAGATAACCTGTTTAATATAGACCAATCCACAATGTTTTACATTGCTTAAAATTAGCCCAGGTTCTTTTTCAAACTTCCTAATAGGAACTGGACTTAGAGTTGGGTCTTGTTCGGAAATCTCAAAAATGTCCAAAATTCTAATGCAATCTTGAGGGATAACATGAGCGTAGGTCCACCCAAAGCTAGGAACAATAGCTGACCTAGTCATTCTTTTGCGTTTTCTTCCTACAGACCACCTGTGCTTCTCCATAATTTCGCGAAGCGTTTGGTCAAAGTGGAGCGAGACTTGCCTAGCTTCCTTGGTGCTTTCAGACATTGATGCAATCGTCTGCTCTCCCAGATAGCCAAGTGCTTGGTTGGCAATGTCAATGTCAGTAATAATCTTGCTCATAAAATAGAAAGGCCCGCCCGCCCAAAAAGACAGACGGGCCATTAGTTATTGTTGTTTAGTGCTAGGATTCGTCACAAGGGATCTCAACAACCTTGACTTCCTCAAGGCGAGTAGCTCCTGCTGCGGCGGTTCCACGAAGCTGTGCGGCATCGTTGAAGTCATTACGCTCGCTAAGCTTAAACTTAGGATTCTGCCAAATATCAAGTGCAATACCTGATTTCACAAAGGCAAAACAAGTGCGAATGTTAGTTGCAACAGCAAGACGCTCAGTGCGGATAAAGTTGAAACCAAGGAACTGGTCAATTTCTCCGTTGTAAAGGGCTTGAAGTTCACCGGCATAGTCGCTGGAGGTAATCTTTGCCTCGTCATAAAGAGCGCGAAGAGCTTTGGCGTTGAGGACAAGATAGGCTTCGTCGCCATCAATGTCCTGACCAAACACTTCGTTCTCCTCCATAAGCTGCTTAGCATTGAGGATTTTATCAAGATTCATTCCAGAACCGCTTCCTCCAGTATCAACAGAAACAACCTGACTTGTTGGAAGATCGGTATCAACAGCGCCATTGTTTCCGGTCTTGGAGGTTCCGGTAGCGGCAGCGATAATCAAATCGTCCATTTTGCGGTTAAATCCTGCCTTAAACTCAAGGAAGGTTTGCGAGGTGGGCTTTGACTGCTCGGCAAGCCAGACTTCGTCAAACTCATCAAAGTGCTTAACTGCCTGAAATTTCTCAGGGTAGTTGGCGCGTTTTTGAGTTTCGATTTCCGAAATTGCAGTTGCTGCAATGCGGTTTTGGCTTGGAGTTCCAAGAGAAGAGACTTCAATTGGCTTAATCTGGTCGCGGTAGTTTACTTCACCGGTGCAACCTGTAGTGACGCTTACGGCGCCACTGAGTCGGCTATCGACCTGCTGTGCAAGACGACGCCACTGGCTTTCAAATTTTGGCTGATACTGATCGATCAGCGCGAGTGTTGGGCTAACTGGCATAATATTTTAAGGTTTGATTTGTTTATAGTTCACGAAGGCCGCTGTCTGTGAACGGAAACCTCTAAAATTGGGGCAGCTAACGCTGGTAGGCCATGCGAGGGGCGTGTAAGGGCGACCGGATTTGTTTTTTAGACAGGTCTAGCAAGCTAGGTAAGCTGTCATGCATAGCCTTCTAATATAAAATATCAATTTAGTCAAACAAAAAGCCTCCCCCTCTGACATGACTAAGAGGAGGAGGCTCGGTGCTAGGTGGGAAGAGAGAAACCACCCAGAAACTTATTGGATCGTGTCCCTAGCCTTAGCTAGCAAATTGTCTACATGCTTATGGACGGCATCGTCTCCAGACATAAACTTTGCGTGCATTGGATGAGTATCGTCTTCCATAATTGCCTGCGCTGTTTCGGCTGGGCCTCTAAAGTCATCTACCTTTGCACTCTGCCCTGGACCCCTGTATGCGGCTTCCGAGATTGCGTCACCAAGGTGAGCAAACATTCTAGTAAGCTCAGGACTCTGGATTTCAGATACTACAGCTTTTACGTTTTCAATTTGATCCTGAGTTAGACCGGCTTGAATACCAAGTTTTTCAGCCGCCACGGTAGCTCCATTGATTCGGGACTCAGTTTCTGTCCCAAATGCTTGCAAAAGTTGCTGCTTCCCCTCTTCTTGCCGTTGCTGGGCCTCTGTCTG